TTGGACCAAATTTTATGTCTTTTGGGATAGACGCTATCGGCGTACCAGGGCCTAAACTTCCTCCACCTATGGCGCCGATGCCGCCTCCACAGTTTTTCATAAACTCTGCTAATGCTGCTGCTAATGCTGCGGCTGCTGCCCAAGCAGAAGATGATGCTCAGGCTGCGGCCCAAGCTCAAGCACAGGCTCAAGCTCAAGCACAGGCTCAAGCTCAGGCCCAAGCTCAAGCCCAAGCTCAAGCGCAGGCCCAAGCTCAAGCCCAAGCTGCTGCTAATGCTGCGGCGGCTATACAAGCAGAAGATGATGCGGCTGCTGCTGCCGCCGCAGCGCAGGCCCAAGCGGCTGCTAATGCTCAGGGCCAAACGGGATTTCAAAACGTTGCTCTTAATCGGAGCTTAACCCCCTTTAATGCTGCAACTCTTGCGGTACAAAGGGGAAGCCCTACGTTGGGGACGTCCTTTTCACAAATAGATGAGGATACGTTTTCAGATATTGCACCAACCATGGGAACAACCACGGGAACAACCACGGGACAAGGAGTATCTACTGGGGATAGTGCAGATGAAAGTGAGGATGAAGGGGAAGATACTACAGAAGCTGATATTTCTTTAGGAGTTCCAGGTTTATCAATATCCGAAGCTGATCTTGCTGGTCTTATTGGTCTTGATAAGGGAGAGGCACTATCTGCTCACTTTAGCAGAGCCAAGGAGGGTAAAAAGAGTGGAGTACCTTTAGGTCCAATCGGAAAGGAGAATTCTCAGTCTCTTGTGAATATGGTGAATTTGGGCCTTATAACAAATCAAGAGGCGCTGGATATAGCTAAGGGAGATATTTCTGATGGCGGCTTAGGAGGTCAGTCTCCTGGGGGCTTTGCCGCAAATAATTCCACAACTGAGGGATTAACCATGGGTCAAATTGCCGCTATAAATGCAATAGACCCAGCAACCGGAGAATATGCCGGTAATTTACCAGCGCCAGCGATAGGAACACCCGCTTTTGATCTTGCTATTAATGCAAGTATCGCCAATGCGGCAGCATTTCCAGGCGCTGCGGCTGTTATTGGGGGTTTAGCGGGTCTTGTTCCTGGAGGATCATTAATGACAGCAGCCAGTCTGCTAAGTGGCCAACCAAGTGGATTAGCGGGGCTGTTTTCAGAAGCCGTTCCTGGATTTTCCCAAGGGTTTACTACTGCTGGCCAAGCTATTAGCGATGCTTTGGGGGGTGTTAGCAATGCTCTTGACGCAGGGTTCGGTGCTATTGGATTTGGCCCCGATGGAACAAGTCCCGACGGTGGTGGTTTTGATGGTGGTTTTGATGGCGGCGGCGTTGATGGTGGTGGTCCACCGCCGCTACCCACGGTTCCGGAAACACCCCCAACTCCAGCAACGCCCACGGTTCCAGAAACTTTGGACGAGGTGGACTTAACGCTTCTGCCTGCTGTGGCACAAAATTTACCGCCAGCAAGAAGGCCCACTACTCCGTTTAGTACGTTTGGTCAACCTACGCTACCACCCGTATTCACAGAACAGGATGCCCGTGCCCTGTTACAGCAGACAGGACAATTACCGCTGGCTGGAATTGCCTAAATGGACCTAAACGTTGAGCAACTGCCAAAGGAGGTATTGAATGAGTACTTCCTGCTTGCTGACCGTTTAGAATCATTAAAAGACCAGGACGAATGCCAAGACAAATTTCTTGAATTTGTACGTTTGGTGTGGCCAACCTTTATTGAGGGCGAGCACCATCGCATAATAGCCAAGAAGTTCCAGGCTGTGGCTGAGGGCAAGTTAAAACGGCTTATTGTCAACATGCCGCCACGACATACCAAGTCAGAATTTGCCAGCTATTTGTTTCCGGCATGGCTCATTGGCCGTAAACCAGACTTGAAAATCATTCAAACCACGCATACCGGCGAGTTGGCCGTGCGGTTTGGTCGTAAAATGCGTAACCTTATGGATAGCACAGACTATAGCCGTGTGTTCCCGCAAACAAAACTGCGCCCAGACACCAAAGCAGCCGGACGTTGGGAGACAAACGGCGGCGGCGAGTACTATGCATCGGGTGTTGGAGGTGCGATTACAGGCCGTGGTGCTGATTTGTTAATTATTGATGACCCTCATAGTGAGCAAGATGCCCTTAGTGCCACGGCTATGGACAATGCCTACGAGTGGTATACATCTGGACCACGGCAACGTCTACAACCAGGAGGATCTATTATCCTGGTGATGACACGGTGGTCGGTAAAAGATCTGACGGGACAACTTATCAAGGCCCAAGCCTCCGATGACATGGCAGATAGGTGGGAAGTTGTGGAATTTCCTGCCATAATGCCGAATGAAAAGGCAGCTTGGCCGGAATATTGGAAAGTTGATGAATTATTAGGGGTAAAAGCCAGTTTGAGCGTAAGTAAATGGAACGCTCAATGGATGCAAAACCCAACTGCTGAAGAAGGCAGCTTGATTAAGCGTGAATGGTGGAAACGTTGGGAGCATGAAAATGTTCCTGGACTAGAGTATATCATTCAAAGCTATGACACGGCATTTAGTGCCAAGGAAACAGCCGACTATAGTGCAATTACCACTTGGGGTGTGTTTAAACCGAATGAAGATCAGTCTTTTCATATCATTTTACTTGATAGTATAAAGGGCCGTTGGGAATTTCCGGAATTGAAGCGCGTTGCACATGAGCAATACAAGCATTGGGATCCAGATAACGTGGTAATTGAGGCAAAAGCCAGTGGGTTGCCCCTAACTTATGAATTGCGCCAGACGGGTATTCCAGTAACCACGTATACCCCCACCCGTGGCAATGATAAGGTAACTCGTGTAAATGCTGTTGCGCCGTTAGTAGAATCGGGTATGGTGTGGGTACCGGAAAAAAGTTTCGCTAACGAATTAATTGAAGAATGCGCGGCATTTCCTTTAGGGGAACACGATGATTTGGTGGATAGCACCGTTCAGGCATTGTTACGTTTTCGTCAGGGAGGGTTCGTGAGTCATCCTGACGATTATGATGATAAAACCCCTCGTAGCTACATGCGTCCAAGGGAATATTACTGATGGTTGTAGATAAACGTCTTACAGGTGACCCTGCTGCTATTGATGAAGAGCTTACTTTTGACACTGGTGAGAACATTATTGATGTTCCTTCAGATGATGAAGTTATGCCGGAAGATATTTCTATTATTGAAGATGATGAGGGGGGCGTGGTTGTTGATTTCAACCCGTCACAGATGCAGGGTGATGATTCCGGCGATTTTTTTGCCAATCTTGCGGAAACGGTAGACTCAGGTGAACTAACCAAACTTGGTAACGATCTAATTGGATTTTATAGGGAAGACAAGCAAAGTCGTAAAGATTGGGAAATGGCCTATGTTGAAGGGTTAGATCTTTTAGGCTTTAAATATGAAGAACGCGAGCAACCCTTTAGAGGAGCCAGTGGTATTTCGCACCCATTACTGGCTGAAAGTGTGGTGCAGTTTCAGGCGCAGGCGTATAAGGAACTTTTGCCGCCGGACGGCCCTGTTCGCACCCAAATTGTTGGGGCGATATCCCCTGAAGCTGAAAAACAGGCCCAGCGCGTTAAAGAATACATGAATTATCAGATTACTGATGTAATGGAAGAGTATGATCCTGATATGGATCAACTGTTATTTTATCTTCCATTGGCAGGATCAGCTTTTAAGAAAGTCTATTACGATGAATCAATGCAACGTGCGGTTAGCAAGTTTGTTGCCTGTGAAGATCTAGTAGTTCCTTATATTACGACAGATTTACAAAGCGCCGAACGTATTACCAATGTTGTGCATATGCAAACGAATGATTTGCGTAAAATGCAGGTAGAGGGTTTCTATAGAGACATTCCTATATTTCCTGAAACCATGAGTCCTTCAGATGCACAGTCTAAAATTAATGAACTACAGGGTGAGCGGCCTGGAGGACATGACGAGGAATATATTTTATTAGAATGCCACGTTGATTTAGACCTTTTAGGCTATGAAGACACTGATGAAGCGGGTGAA